ATCTTGTCCTACACCAGCATTTTTTAAATATTTCATAGTAATCTTTACAAAAGAAGGAAAGAGAATATAATTGTTATTACTTAAATCCTTCATATCGGACATATTCGGATGAAATGGTATTAAATCATATTCTTTGGTCAACAAATCGCCAGTTGTTTTTATGTTTATTTTTAATATGGTTGTGTCTAATTTTATTGGTTCAAATTTATCACCCGAATCTTTAGGCGGCATATAATCTTATATTAAGCAAATAAAAGATTATATTTATTAAAGCAAATTATACTACATTTGTTGTCAGATGATTATTATTAATATTATTCAAATAAGAACTAAATTTATGCTGCATATTTTTATCACGATTTCTCTCTGCCTTATTCAAAACATCTAATGCTCGTTGCTCTTCTTCCGGTGAAATAACATTATCTTTGTCCGTATCTATCAGAGCATTTATTTTTTTAATACGTTTGGTTACTAGACAATATTTACTCTTTTCATTAAATACATATTCTGATAAAATGATGAAAGCAGCTGTTAATAAAATTGCGTACATAATATCACGAGTACCCATAAACACGATAGTGAAAATCAAGATCTCTCGCGCAATTCCATTACGTAATAACTGTTCCTGAGATTTCGTAAATTTAAAATCTACATATTTTGACCCGATGTTTAATAAGATCATGGACAAACCAATAAAGAATTTACTCTCATTAATATGTTTCAAGTACTGTTGATTTATTTTTTTAATAAATCCCATTTTCTCTATATTTTGTTCAATCTGTTTAATGCCTTTCATATTTAATAAAGGCTTAGAAAACTTTTTTTGAATATATAATTATATTTTTTTAAATACTATTTCATATTAACCCAAAAATTGGTCTGAAAATGGTACTTTCAAAGGTCTATCCAACATACCCATAATGGTTTCTTGGAATCCAATCGCCATATCTAAACCTTTGGACGGTAAATCTATCATCATATTAAACGAATTGAACATCATGGTCGACATTTGATTCGCTATACCAAACATTTGGTTCGGAATATCTATTAAACTATTAAACATATTTTGAAACAGGTTAAAGAAATTAGTCAACATATCAATAGCCTGTTCCACCATCGTGCTGATAAAGTTAATAACAACATCAGCGTACTGTTGAATAAATGCCGGTAAATTTGTCAAAATGTCATAGAATTGATTGAATATAGTCATGAATTGATCATACATTTGTTTAAAGATATTTTTAATAATCTTCCCCATTTGCTTGGCAAATGCATACATCGGCTTGAGCATTTCATTCAAGTTTTGTATAAATCGGATGATTAGATCAATGAATTTAGTTAGAAATCTATAAGGCATTTTGATAATAATATAAGCCATTTCAACTGCAATTCTATAGAGTGTTCTTACTGTAGTGACCCAAGGCTTTTCTGGTTCTTCTCTTTCCTTTGCTTCCATTCTTTTTTTTTTATTTTTTTCAGCAACAATACTACCTCCCATATGCTCAAACCCTTCTTTACTTGTTGTTGCATTCTCATTTAAAATAATTTTATTCATCAAAATAAAAAACAAAACTATTATGATTATGTATAATAAATAGTCTAAATATACCATATATTATAGCCGTATATTTTTTATAATTGTGTGACGCTTAGGCTTTGATATTTTAATTATCCTGAATAGTAGAAACATCAATATTTCCATCAGTCGGGCGAAGAGCTTGGTCAATGGTTAGCAAGTCTTTTTTATGCTTTCTTTCAATATCCGGAAATATACTATTATCGCCTATAATATCATATGCTTTGGTGTTATCATCATTCATGCCTCCAAGACCTTCATACACGATTCCGTTATTGAATTCATAATTGAATTCGGATAAAAAAATTACCAACATTGCGATTAATATCCCGGCGGTTTTGTTATAGATCGTCATAACAATGGTTAAGAGTAATAGTAGAAGTTTACCTCTTAAAGACCGACTAAACTTGACTAAAACAGTCGGCATAGTATAAATCAAAAATGATATCAGGAAGAAGATGATAAGAATCTCGGGTGGAACAATCATTTATATTAACTAGAGAAAAATAGAAATTATATACATATGTTATGTTAGGTTTTTATGAAAATAAAAATATCTTATTTTCATATAGATAATGACATCTTTAGGATTATTACAATATTCTGAAATTGATGAAACTCCGTCGTCTATTAATAATTTGACGGAAATAGAAAAGAAAAGACAGGCCAGGCATAATATAACTATTAAAAAACGGCCTATTAATAGTTCTACTACAACTGCTACAACAAATGATTCGGATAACAGTGAAAATGTGCAAAATATGTTGAAGTTAATCAACAGCACAAATGGGTATGACGACAATGATGAGAGTGGCGGTTTAACCGATTTTAATCCGCCACCAAGAGCTGAAGTGTCTTCTAAAACACCTACACCTACATTGAACACCATGCCAACAAGACAGGCTAGCAACGGTGGTGGTGACGTTGACTATGAGAAACCTACTAAAATCATGCAGCAAATGGCCGAATCGATGAATCCGGCTGATGATCCTGCGACTTCTGTGAAACCCCGGAAGTACCCTCAACCTTTAGACTCACAAGAAGGCTTCGGATCTCTCCCCAAAACTTATGCTTCTGATTTTTATAAACAGTATGTTCCTTATTTTAATCAAACCGGTAGTCAAGCATCTACAGTGTCGAATGTGAATAACCGCGATCAAATGCTAGAGAAATTAAACTACATGATTCATTTGCTAGAAGAACAGAAAGATGAGAAAACCGGCCATGTGATGGAAGAAGTGATTCTTTATTCCTTTTTAGGCGTTTTTATCATTTTTATTGTTGATTCTTTTGCGAGGGCTGGGAAGTATACCCGCTAGGTTAGGGGGATTCTCCCCCTACGACCCCCGCTCGGTTAAGCGTATGCATTATGTAGGGGTAGGGGGTTTCCCCCTTCGGGGTTGTAGGGGCAGAGCCCTAATATATTAATAGGGTCTTCTCCTTTTTTATTGTATGGCTCGCATAATTATATAGGAAGAAAGCCGTTGGGCTCGTAAACTTCTTTGAAGCAGTATAATTACTGAATAAATCTTTGATAACTGCCGTGCTATGGGCCGTTGCTTCGATCAAGAGAATATCTGCTGCACATTTCGCTTTACATTTCAGTAAACTCATATTAAAACCTGCGACTAAAACCTCGCCGGTTTTACAATTCGAAATAATCGCAATACATTCTACGGTTTTTTTGCCTTCATAATAGAGTTCTAACGGGCGAAACACATAAGTGGCGATCAATTCGCTACCCAATAATATTCCATACACAAGCAATTTTTCTAATTTGATCAAGTGCAGGAGAGATGAGACATCCGGTAGAATAACACAATCAAAATTCGTCTTTTGTTCTCTAATAAAATTAATAAAGAGATTAAACTGCTGCTCTTTTATTTCTAACAAAGTCATTGCCGGATTAAGAATATAATCTGTTTGAAAATGCGTTATATCAAAACTATGCGTTTCATAATAAACGAGCGGCACGATGGCGGTTAACTTCCCTTCTCTCTTGAACATGTACGCATTGACTTTCTTATTTGTTCTCGCAACGTTATAATAAAAAGTCTGGATCATTTGCGGTGGAATACCTTTCTTTCTGTAGTCGGGTTTCACACATAAATTATCTACGTAATAGACTGGGAAAGCGATTGTTTTTTTTCCTTTATGTTTTCTTTTGTGTTTTCTGTATTTACTTGCATATAAAGTCACATTTAAAACCCGACTAGAAGTGACGCCGATAATTTCTTCCGTTAAGGCTCCGGATGGTGAAGGCGCACCATTCTCTAATAAATAGGTGGGCTGTTGATAGACATTAAAGAAAGAAGGTTTATTCGTACTCTGTAAATAAGCCATAATATCAGACTCGGACGGTTTATAGGAAGCATCGGGATGAATCACGTAGTAGTCTTGAATAAATTTACATATTTGTGTTGTTCTTTCTTTCGTTATCTCTCCCTCATTAGAGAGATTGATTAATTTATTATTCACTAAATTCACATACTTGTTAACCGCCGGCGGTTCTTTGTTAATAAAACCAGGTGGGTTCCACCAATACTTCAAATTATATAAATGAAAGACTGGCTGCGTCCGCCAAAACTGTAATTTGATGCGGATAATGGTAAGAAAAATCAAATAGAGAACAAGAATAGTAACTATAATGTATAATATATAATGTGAAGTGAGCATAAAATAGTGTATTAGTAATAGACTATTTTATTTGATTATAAACTATATGCCTTTTTGCTAAGCCGGCTTTTGCATGCGACGGCTCATTGCCTACGTCGGCTTTTGCAAGATATAAATGAATTGGCTTTCATACTGACACTTTAACATATCTATTTTCGCATGAATAATAAATCCAGCATCTTTGGCCATATCCAGAATCTCCGCCTGTGTCAACATGTAAAACTTATGTTCATGTTTGCGGACACCACCATCTTTCAGATTTTTAAACGTTTCCAGCATAAAAGCATTTGGTTCTTCATTACTCGTCACAGTATCTTTGAGATTAAATTTGGATTTATATTCAAAATCATTAAATTTTACAGTAGTTGTTGTAATACGTTTATCTGCATATTTTTGCGGCGACACAATATTAAACGGATTTCCTGCAGGAATAATCGGATCAAATTTGTCACGATTCACTAAATGTATAGATAAATATCCACCCGGAACCAACCATTTAATGCAATTATCGAATAATTTCTTCTTGTTCTGGATATAATAAAGGGTAAAATAAAAGCAAGTAATTTGATCAAAGGTTTCGGCCGGATAAAGCTCTCCATCTAATGCATCCGCTAGTTTATAATTGAATTCAGGATATGTTTCTTTTGCTTTGTTCACCATACTTGGAGAGATATCAATGCCTTCCGCTTTATAACCATGCGCCTGTAAACTACTCACATGATGCCCGGTTCCGGAGCCAATATCCAAGAAAAAACTCTTTGGTGTAGGTTTGGTCAATTCAATCATTTTCCCTATTTCAAAATCATTTTTATTTTTACAGAAAACCATATCGTCATAAATATTTACATAGAAATCATCGTAAATATTGGTAATGTCATCACGCATATCAAATTCGTTATTTTTTCTTTTAATTTCTTTATCTTTGAACCCTTCTACGTGTTGTCGGCCATAATTAGTCATCAGAGAAATGCAAACTAAAAGGGCCAAAAAGTATAAAAATTTATGTAACAAAGTCGTCTTGGAAAATATATTATATGATTTTTTAATGCTTCGTATTGAGTTTGCAAGTGGCATTTGTATATATGTATTATATATATAAAATATGAGTGATACTGATATAAATGATAAAAGAAGTAGCGCTGAATTTAAAGGGGTTACTTTTTCTAAATTCCAAAAAACAAAAGTAAAAACAGAGCTGATTAATTGCTTAGTGAATGCCAAAGTGGAACCGGCTTGTTATTGGGCAGCCGAACTAATTTGTGCCGGGCATTATGGTGATTTATGGGAAATAATTATTTTATACATTAGCCGATATATTCATTTAGGCAATCCTAAATTACCTATTTACATCTCCATGCGGTTTAAAAATTTTAAAGATATTGTTTCAACCGGTTATGTCGGCAATGAATTGGCTATGCGCAATAATATAAAAATTCGCCAATTGTTTGCTGAGGTTATTAGTTTACTTTGTCATTCGCGAAAAAAACATAGCCTAGAAGCTGTAAAAATAAAGAAGGACGATGAATTTAATATGACTCATATGGCATCGCGCTTGAAAGCCCCGACGATAAAATATGTCAGTGATATTTTTAAACCGGATGATCCAAAAGAACTGTTTATTGCTATGAATGAATTTGCCTATCATCTCTCCAAAGAATCCAAAAATAGTGTGAGTGCTTGTTACTGGTTAGAATGGATATTGGAATATGAGACCTTGTGCAAGCAGAAGAAGGAATTATGCTTAGCTGAAACAAGGCAATTTGCGCCGATTCAAGACAAATTCAAAAATGATATCATTTGGTTAGTCTGGGATATTATTTTACATGAATGTTCCGAGAAAAAAAATCCGCTTCTCACGAAAATTGTTAATGCATTACTGGAAATGTATAGTATCAAATATACAGCAGGCGTCAAAAAACGACGAAAGTATATTATTTATTTTGCCATATGTATGTTGACTGAACCGCTGGATTTGTCAATCGATATCATTAGTAATAAGAAAGAACTTGATTCTATAATTAAAAAAATTGGAGTGGTTTATAAAGACGTGAAGAAGAATGAAGATTCCTTGAAAATAGATTACTTGTACGCTGGTGTAGAACGAACTAATTTAGATAAAACGATTGAACGATTGGAAAAGATGAACAATATTATGATGGGAGAGAATACGAATACAGATAATGTTGAATAATATACATAAAAAACATAAAGGACATAAAATATTATGTCAGTAGAGATAATATTTTATATATATAATAACATAATGGCATCACCTCTACCACAAAAAGTATTTATTGTCCCTTATCGTGATCGCGAAAAAGATAAAACCGCTTTTCTAGAAAATATTACCAGTTTATTAGAGGATACTCCGGAGCCTTATGAAATATATTTCGCCCATCAATATGATGCCCGACCTTTCAATCGAGGTGCTATGAAAAATATCGGTTTTATGGCTGTAAAAGATAAATACCCAGACGCTTATAGAGAGATGACCTTTATTTTTCACGATGTCGATACATGGCCTTCTGAGAAAGGTCTTATTGATTATCAAACAACCGCCGGTGTCGTAAAACATTATTACGGTTTTAAATTCGCTCTCGGCGGTATGTTTGCGATTAAAGGGGCAGATTTTGAAAAGACTCTAGGGTTTCCTAATTTTTGGGGCTGGGGTATTGAAGATAATCTTATGAATGACCGGTGTTTGGCTATTGGATTGACCATTGATAGAAGCAGTTTCTATGATATCAACAACCCTAAAATCGTGCGCACATTTGACGGTTTCAAACGTGTTATTTCTAAGCGGGATAGTTTAGTATATAAAACAGAGAAACCCGATGATTTATTGGCACTAAAAGATGTGAAATGGAGGTTACAGGAAAATGCAAATGCATATGGCATCGCTAACACTTATGGCATCGCTAACACTTATGGCATCGCTAACACTTATGGCATCGCTAACACTTATATGGTCAACATCTATCGTTTTGAATGCATGATGAATTACAAAGATCAAATCTATGAACCAATTGATATTCGCGTAACTAAAAAAATAATTGTACCAAAAGCCTCACAATTTAGACGGAAGTGGGGCATGTTTAAGGGGGCATAGCCCCCTGACCCCCCGTATTAGGGGCATAGCCTAAGTCCCGCTACGCTTGCCCTCACCCCCGTATTAGGGGCTCTGCCTAAGTCCTGTTTGAATAATATTGAGTTATATAAATAATATACATATATAATAAAAATGCCTACAAAGAAGACAAAAAGAGTAAGTAAGAATAAAAAGGGCGGAGCCGACACGACTATTGACAGTAGTAAAATATCATCTATTAACAATTTTACTTCTACACGAAGCACTTCGCCGGTTAATTTGACTGGTTCTATGCCAAAATCATCAGAAGGATTTAAAGCACCATCATCATCTACTACATCAGGTTCATTGTTTTCCTCTTCTCCGAATAAGTCTCGTTTATTGAGCGTGCCGGTTAGTGCTTCGGCTGCGGCTATGAGTAGCTCACAAGGCAAGGGAGGAAAAATATTTAAATATATAATTGTTATTTTTGTTCTAACTTTTTTATTTCTGACATTGTATCTTTATTTAGAAAAACCCAAAACTACTGATATAACTCATTTATACGATCCGGTTACTAAATTTTTCGGTAATTTAGAAAAGAAAAAACCTGAATCAGGTGTCAATAAATTAGCCAAAATATTAGATGAAAAAAAAGTTGTGAATAATATTGACAATGCAGGTGCAGGTGCAAGTGCAACCGGTGCAACTGATACTAGCGGTAATACTTTATTAAAGGAAAAGAAGTATAAGAAAAAACCTGTTATCCCTCAGGCAGATGATGCAACCAGTATGACACAAATGAAACCGAAATCCAAAGCCGGTTTTTGTTATATCGGAGAAGATAGAGGATTTCGTAGCTGTATTGAAGTAGGTGAAGGCGATGTTTGCATGTCGGGTGATATTTTCCCGACACGAGCGATTTGCATTAACCCGAATTTGCGGGAATAAGTGTGTTCGCTCGTATATTTTCTAACGAAAACACACTCGCTCACGTATTTTAAATATGAAAATACCAACTATTTACATATTTAAAATTTTATCTACAGACGTCTAGGTTATAACGGGGGTGAGGGGGTGCAACCCCCTTAGATATCAACCGCCGTTTTCATAAACCATCGGTTTGATAAATATGTATTTGTACCCTTCTTCGTGCTCGGCAGATTCGCCGTTACCATAATTGTTTTTGGACCACTATTAAATATGCTTTGTATTTTACTCGTACCAATAGCCTTTTCAAAATAGCGCAAATTAGACGTATTACCAGAAAAACCGCCATTCAAAGAAACATAGACATCACCATAGTTTTGTTTTGGCACACTGCCTAACATTAACCGTTTCACTAATACACCATTAATATAAACATCTAATTGCCCTTGTTTGGTCACTCGCATAATGACACACACCCATTTATGTAAGGGAATATTTTTAATATCTATATTGTTGTCAATCGAACCAAACGTATTCATAACAATACGAAGGGCCGCCACGTTACCATTTTTCGCATCATCTTGACGAGGCATGATATAAAGACCTGGACCATTTAAAGGCGCATTTAGACCTGCTGTTGGCGTATTTGCTACTGATCCTGGTGTAATATTATTATTACCTTTATGAAAGACATGTTTGAACTCTTTTTCCTTATAAGTAAAATCATCAATAAATATCCAAACGGACCAGGTGAATTCTAAACCTTCTCTCTCATTATTAGAACGATAAATAGGTTTAGCTCCTGGTTTAGACGGATCTTGAGGAATAATCATCATTTGATTAGAGGTTATCATTCCGTCAATTAGAATAGGATTATGACTATTGGAAAAAACAAGTGATAATATCAAAGAACCTAAACTCATGAGTAACATAAAGACAATTAAGATCAAAATCAGAAAGGCAAATTTCGCCACAATGCTATTTGATTTTAAAAAATCCTTACTTCCTTGTACATATTGATTTGATTGAAATTGTTGAAATTGTACTTTTAATTCTCCAAGACCCATTCTTATATATATTATATAAAATATATAAAATATATGTTAAGCAGTTGGTTATAAAGACATTTAGATTTCAAAACTGCCTGCTTCTTTATTGTCTTTAATCATTGAAAACCTGAACCGATACTTATTCAAAAGATTTCCTAAAATACTTCCACCGAATCCGGCTTTGTAAATATTATATGCTTGTTGAGGATTAGAAGCATCAGACCAAAATTTAAAAGTTGAAGTCCACCCGCTGAAGCCGCCGTTAGGCGTTACACTAATATCGGCACTATTATTCACTTTCGGAACGCCAGGTAGAACACATGTTCGTACTAATTTACCATTCAAATAGGTATCCAAAGTGCTGCCATATAAACTGATAATGACGTTGACCCACTTCTGAATAGGAATATTTTCTATAGTGCAAGCACTTGAGGTTCCACCTGCACCGGCCGCACCGGCGGCGGCAGCGGCAGCAGGATCACCATTTGCCTTGCAAGGCGGTGTAAGTGTAAGAGGGGCACCTGTAGTAGGATTATTTGTGGCCGCATACAAAACCGGATCACAATTCGCACAAGCACATTCAAACCCTTGATTACAGGCTTGACAGGCGGAAGCATTTGCCGCATTTGTAGCACAATTACTGGTATTAGGAGCATAAGGGGTTGGTGCGCTTGAGCCGCTAGTACCTGTGCTAAAATAATTCAAATTAACGGTTAACGTATTAGGTTTATCACCTAAAGTAACATTCGGGCAGCCGGCACGATTTAGAATAGTCTTAGGGGAACCAAACATGTAATTCCAATCATCCACATAGATCCACATAGAATATGTAAAGTTGCTCGAATTATTCGCATTCTTTAATTTTGAAGCCGCAATGGTTTGCAATAATTTGCCTGAAGCCATATCCGTCAATTTACTAGTTTTTGAAAAGGCGTTTACAATTAGATAGACTACTACTAATAAAACAAAAACTATTATAACAATTTTCTTTACTTCCATTTTATATATATTATAGAATAGAAATTAACTATAATATATCTAAATAAACCAAAACATACTAAATACTTCTTTCTGTAATATACTTATTTTATACTGAACGTATGCTTAAACTCGTCCATTATATTTTTCTTCTTACCACGTTTAACATTTATTTTAATATCATCTTTCAATCGCCAAACATATGGATTTTGTTTACCACTAAGTGATTTATAACTTAATTCAATATTACTTTTACTCAATGTAGTATCATAATAAGTGACATTACAAATGCCGCCTAATATACCCATTTCCGCACCAGCCACAATACTATCCTTTGTCATATAAGGTGCTACTCCTGAACGTGAACCGACCAATTCGCCATTCATAAATATATCCAAATAACCCTCATCGTAATTTATAACAACATTATTCCATTTTTGGTAAAGAACATTCTTCGTCTCATATATTTCTACTGAATCGTTCGGTTGTTTCGCCACGTCATCGCCACTAGTGGCTACATTTGCCATCACTCTTATACTGCTTAATTGTCCATTAAATTCAACATTCACATTGTTACCATATTTGATAATATTTGTATATTTTGTGTAAGCTGTTCGCGTATTAGGGGGTTGCGGGTTAATATAAAACCAAGCCGATAAAGCATATGCATATCTAAACTGTTTAGCATCCTTATCTGTATATTGAGGAACCACCTTTCTCTTAAAACTTATCCATGTCGGTTTCTGGAATTTATTATAAATCCATGCTAAATAGACATTTTTCGGTATATTCGGATCTTTGTATCCCTTAGGCTTAATACTATCGGCATCTCTGCTATAATCAATCTCATCAGGCGCGTATTCTGCATTCGTAATTATTTTTTTTTTATAAACTTCATCCATATCCATATTCTTATTTTCAGTATCAGTCAGTTTTTTTTTATGTAGTTGCTTATAATTAGCTAAGGTATTTTCTTGAGACAAATAAGTCGGCTGATTTAATAATTTCAAACCATTTGCGGTCATCATTTTATCAAAAAGAAGGGGCAGAATAAAATACAATCCGACTAAACTCCCTTCGACCCCAAGTAAAATCCACACGGGTTTAGTAGTTAAATTTAATTGATATTTAACATATTCGGTAATATCTACAATTAGACAAGGCAAGTACATGATAAATTTCAAGAATAATGTCGTTAACTTTCTGCCCGGTGCATTCTTGGCCTTATTGATTGTCTTCCGAAAATATAAGTAGATAATACCTAAAATGACAACAAATATAAGTAGACCGACCATATGATTGATTACACGTATAATAGATGTATTCATGAAGACCCAAAGAAGGCCTTTAATAAATACCATAAAGAGAGCAAAAAAGATAATAAGAGAGATGAATTTTATCAATATATTCGATTCCGATGGATCTATTAAATCCACATCATCATTTATGTCGATTTTATTCTTTAAAAAAATAAACAGCAGGATATAAGTAAATGACACACACAACACTAATAAATTTGTAAAAGCAGGATATTTTGTATTGATGTTCAAAGGATTGTAATAATAGATCAGGACAAGAAATATAATATATTGAATAACTTCTAATTTACCCAGATAAGATGGATTTGCGTATAGTTTTCGTGTAAAACGATCGAGAAAACTCAGATTAATATCTTTCCGAGAATACTTATCGTATGTTGATTTCATTTTTTTTATATTCTCATCTAAATCCAGAGGTATTTTCTTTGCACTTTCAACTGAATCTCTAATTTTATTTGTTAAACTTACATCGTACCATTTTTTATTAGGAGGAGGTATACTCATCTTTGTATAATAATCATATAATTATTATATAAAATGCTACAAGTTTTCAAAGGCAGTTTTTTTTCCATGACAATCACGACATAAAGCCACTAAATTATCCACGCTATTTGAACCGCCATTATCTAAACGAATTTTATGATCTACCTCAAACCATGCAGGTAATTGTTTTTTGCAACCGCCGCAATTCCATCCTTGCTGGGCCGCGACATATTTTTTCTTGGTTTCACTGACGGACCGTTTTACAGTTTTACCATTGTTGCCACCACTGTTGCTATGGTTACCATTGTTGCCCGAACTTAAAATACGTCGCTCTTGTGAAGACATCATCATGCCTCCACCCATGCCACTATTCATCGCCATCCCCATACCTCCACCACCCATACCTCCGCCGCCCATACCTCTTGACATATCTAAAAGAGGCGTTAATAAATCACTCGCTTCTTTATCAATCGGCATATATTTTATAAGCCCATTTGCATGACATAATAAATTCTTTGAATGGGATGGATATTTTTTCATAAATATATATGCCGAGAGACCGACAAACCCGATTCCAGCCATTTGATAATATTTTTTCCATGATTTCACTACTTTTACAAACTTACCATCACTGTATGTATTTAATATAAAAAATAGTGTAACACCAATGATTAACAACTCTGTTTTCATTTTATATAATATAAGATTATTTTACTAGTATGATTGTATTTCATTAGTTGTTGGACTTGAATAATCACTATTTTCTTCCCTCATTGTTCTATTTTTAGTAAATGGTGTTTTTATAAATTTACTCTGTACTTTACTCACTCCTTTAGTCTGCATTTTACTCGGCCCTTCTTTACTTTGTGCATTAAATTTCAATTTACTTTGTAATTTATTTTGCAAATTAGGCGGCATATTAACAGTAGGTATACTTGCGGCAATATCATTCAACGACGATAGATCTGCCACTAATTCCGTAATGGTAATAGGTTTTATGGCAAATTCTGAACTAAAACAGTATTTCAAAAGTATACGACAAACTCCATTAATAATATCTTTATGAACTTTGCCATAACCATCTTCGATAATAGGCGCATAGGCTATTATGAATCCCCAGATGTCTACATTGTGTGCAAAAACCTCGTAAAAATATCGGGCCGCATTAAAATTACCATTTTCATCTACAAATTTCATTAAAACAGCTTGAATATATTCTATGAGAACATTGAAAGTTAATACATTAAAGTCTAATTTATTATAGCTATTTTTATCAGAATATAATTTATATATATCGTGTAATATATTAGCCGTTATATATTCATAGTGTCCTTCGCTCGTCTCTTGTATCGATTTATTTATTAAATTAACAGCAATCACTTTTAATAAATCGGCTTGGCCGTCATTTTTTCCTTTGAACCCTGAAGCAGCTTTTATTTTTATATATTCCTCCGGTAACCATTTTTGTATATAATTATTGAAAAATATATCAGAAAAAGGCATATTAAAAGCAATCGAACGATTTTTAATAGCATCTGGAACAACGACGCCGTCATTACTGCTGGCCAATCCCCAATCTATTAATCGGGCATTACCGTCCTGAGAAAATAAAATATTACCTGATTTTACGTCATAATGATGAAATCCGAGCTTATTTAATGGAACAATTCCGTTTACTAACAATTGGATAAGTGCATTATTTAATTTTATAAATACTTGATATTTATCGGGCATATCAATCCATTTATAAATGAAATTCTCTATACTCAAGCCACCATTTGGCATATTAATGAGAGATAGTTTATTTAAACTCTGATTCACATTATAACTATCAATCCCTTCTTTTGTATACAAACCACATGTTTCGTCAAATGATTTTAAATCCTCTTTATTAGTAATATCAGCAGGATTACAAATCGATGTATCAGCAACTAGAAAATATTTATCATTATTTGGTATATTTTTAATATATTTTTCCACCTTTTTCATTTCTATGATTTCCAAATCGGCATCTCTCTTATGCATGAGTTTAGATATATAATTTTCCTTGTAGGGAATCGTTTTATCAGCACATTTTAACGCTGGACTAAATACACAACCATAACTACCGGCATCAACGGCCTTACCACCTTGTGATCTTTTGTGTGTTTTTTTTCTACCTCTGCCTTCCTTTTTATATTTTTTATAATGTGTTTTATTGTTACGCATTGGTATATATTAATATATTATATTTATTTCTTGTATAAATAAGCCGTTAGTAACACAATAATAAAAACCACACCAGTAAAAACATATTTCTCTCTTCGTTTTCTTTGTTCCTTCTCTTTTACTGCTTTAGGTTTATAATGTTCATAATACTTTACCATTGCTTCTTCCATCGTTATTTCCGGCAGGTCAAGAGAGATGTTTATTTTATTATGTATAAAATGCATCCACTTGACTAATGACGATTGCGAATCTAAATAAGGAGTAACTGGATATTTATCTAATAAACTACTAAATTGGTTACCAATAGCTGAAACTGGAAGAAATAATGGAATATTCTGTATGAAATCATAATACTTTTTCTTAATAGTTTCATTTGGATTCAGCGGATAAGTTAAAGCAATAGTATGTAATACAAACCAATAAAAAGGCCCCCATACAGTCGGATCTAATGCCATTATAATAAATGATATAAAAAGATTACATTTATAACATATAATTTATGAATATAAACGGTCCAAGTTTTACGGGTACAAATTTCACAGGTACAAGTAGTTTTACAGGCACAAGTAATTTTACAGGCACAAGTAATTTTACAGGCACAAGTAATTTTACAGGCACAAGTTTTACAGGCACAAGTTTTACAGGCACAAGTAATTTTACGGGTACAAATAATTTTTGTAATACAAATAACTTTTGTAATAATTGTGGAAACAAGGGACATATATTTTATCAATGTAAACAACCTATTACCAGTGTTGGTATAATCGTGTTTAGAAAAAACGAAGAGGGTGCTAATGAATATTTAATGATACGACGAAAAGACAGCATTGGTTATGTAGAATTTATGCGGGGTAAATATAATATCTATAGTAAGATGTATTTAATGAATCTTATTTCCGAGATGACAATAGAAGAAAAACATCGGATTTTAAATAGTGATTTTGATACTTTATGGAAACAATTATGGGGCGATGACATTAATACGCAATACCGAGGCGAAGAGAAGATTTCCCGCGAAAAATTCGATTCATTGAAACAGGGCATCTTAATTAATGATCATGAATATTCAATGGAATCTCTGATAAACGAGACAACTACACAATGGAGTGAAACCGAATGGGGCTTTCCAAAAGGACGGCATAATAATCAAGAAAAGGATTTGTTATGCGCCTTGAGAGAATTTGAAGAAGAAACCGGATACTCTCGTACATCAATTAATATATTACAAAATGTAATGCCTTTTGAAGAAATCTTTACCGGTTCAAACTACAAATCTTATAAACATAAATACTATGTGGCTATTATGGAATATGATAATACTTTGGAGAAGAAAAATCCATATCAGCATACAGAAGTAAGCAAGATGGATTGGAAAAGTTATAATGATTCATTGCAGTTGATTAGACCTTATAATTTAGAGAAGAAAGATGTATTAACACGTGTGGAAACAATGCTTAGCAAATATAAATTGTATAATATCATGTAAGTAGTACAGCAATGTAAGTACAAAATGTAGTACAAACGTATATAAATTTATATGTGCATATATTAATAATAATGCAAAATGTAGGGGAACCAAGTATAGGGGAACCAAATGTAGGGGAACCAAACAATCCTCAAAAAGTTGTAGGTCCTATTACAAATAAAACTAGAAAAGCTCCTTGCCCAAAAGGAACCCGATTTAATAATAGAACAAAGAAATGTGAGCCTTATAATAAAACGCAAGCGCTAGCAGTAGGACAAGCTCCGGAGCCTGCACCTGAGCCTGAGCCAGCGCCAGCACCTGAGCCTGAACAAGCGCCAGCGCCAGAGCTGGAACAAGCATTGACCCTAGGAGTAAGAAAAACTAGAAGAACCCTATGCCCCAAAGGTACCAGACGAAATAAAAAAACAGGTTTATGTGAACCGATTAAAAAGGGTGAGACGGTTGTTCCTGTCAATGCTGACGCACCAGTGCCTGCTCCTGCCACTGTTGCTCTGGAACCGGAGCAAATTAGTGAAGAAGCGCCAGCAAATCTACAAAACACATATAAAAATAAGCAGGAAATATTAGAGCGGGATGATTTAACCAATAATAGTCAGGATTATGATTTCCTATACCCATCATTAAATGATCCCAATTTCAATATAAAAATCGCCGAACGGAAAGAATTTAATGACACCTTATACGACGGCGAAATATATCCCGATATTGCCAAGCAAGCCGAACTCATGTGTAATGCCGAATTTGAACTCGCTCCGCATCAAATGTTTGTCCGAAATTTCCTCTCCTTTCAAACACCTTATAACAGTTTATTATTATATCATGGCTTAGGCAGTGGAAAAACCTGCTCGGCCATTAGTGTCGCCGAAGAGATGAGAGATTATATTATGCAAATGGGTATGACCAGTCAAATTATGATTGTCGCTTCACCGAATGTGCAATCTAATTTTAAAACACAGCTATTTGATGAACGGAAGTTGAAAGACGTTGATGGTCTGTGGAATATTCGCACCTGCACTGGTAATAAATTTTTAAAAGAAATCAATCCGATGAATATGAAAGGTCTCTCAAGAGAGAATGTCATCAAACAAATTAACCGCACTATTGACACTTACTATTTTTTCTTCGGTTATGTAGAATTTGCCAATTATATTGCGAAAAAAAGTGCCATCGATGATCCTACTATAACTGATCCAAAAATGATTACTAACATAAGAAAAAGTAAGTTAAGGAAGATTTTCAATAACCGTTTAATTATTATTGACGAAGTGCATAACATTCGTATGACAGACGAGAATAAAGATAAACGGGTAGCCGATGAATTGATGAAACTTATCAAACACGTGAATACATTGCGACTATTACTCCTATCAGCCACACCCATGTTCAATAGTTATAAAGAAATCATCTGGCTCGTTAATCTGATGAATATGAACGATCGCCGAGCGACCATTGAAACTAAAGATGTATTTAATAAAGATGGCTCTTTCAAGATTTCCGAGTCAGGCGAAGAAATTGGTAAGGCTTTATTAGAGCGAAAAGCTACCGGTTATATCTCTTTCGTAAGAGGTGAAAATCCGTATACATTTCCCTATCGTATTTGGACCAAAGAATACGCTCCGGAGCATACTTTCCCGCAAAAGCCTTATCCCACTATACAATTAAATGGTACCACGCCATTAGCACAACCGATTGAGCATCTCTCTTTATATCTAGTGAATATTGGTGAATACCAACAACTCGGCTATAATTATATTATCAAACGGATGAGAGGAGGTCAAATCGGTAACTATAAACAAATGCCGACGATGGAAAATATCGAAACCTTTGGCTATACGATGCTGCAACAACCTTTAGAAGCCTTGAATATAATATATCCAGATGAGAGATTAACGGCAAGTGCAACAGGGGCAACAGCAGCAACAGTAGCAACAGCCGCTGCATCTTTCAATTCCAATGAACTAATCGGCGGCGAAGGTTTGAAACGCATAATGAGTTTCAAAGAAGATTCAAGCAGCCATGTTCGCACCGGCTTTGATTATCAGCCGCAATCACTTGCGAAATATGGTCGGTTATTTTCGCCTAATGAAATCGGCAAATATAGTGCAAAAATAAAAACTATTTGTGACCGCATATTAGCGTCTACTGGTGTAATATTAGTCTATTCGCAGTATATTGATGCCGGATTAGTACCGCTCGCTTTAGCTTTAGAAGAATGTGGCTTTTCAAGAGCCGGCACGGTTGGATCTCTCTTTCAAACACCGCCTGCTGTTGCTGAAAGACCTGCAAATAATAAATATGCGATGATAACTGGTGACAAAGGTCTATCGCCAAATCCTGCCGCCGACATTAAAATGTTAACCGACGACGATAATGTCAATGGCAGTAAAGTGAAAGTTGTGCTGATCTCACAAACCGGTGCGGAAGGTCTAGACTTGAAGTTTATTCGGCAAGTGCATATCTTAGAGCCTTGGTATAACATGAGTCGGATTGAACAAATTGTCGGCCGAGCCGTGCGAACATGCAGTCATAAAGCCTTACCATTTTTGCAGCGAAATGTGGAAATATATTTATACGGGTCTTTACATACCAGCGAAGCAGATAACATAAAAAATGAGGAAACCGCAGATCTTTACTTATACCGCTTGGCCGAAATAAAAGCCGTGCAAATCGGCAAAGTGAGTCGGGTCTTGAAAGAAATATCCATCGATTGTATTCTAAATCAAGCCCAATTAAATTTTAGCGAAGAGAATATGACAAATCATGAGGTGAAACCGCTTACCTTAGATCTAGGCAGTGGTATTAAATTAGAGAATTATAGAATCGGTGACAAACCTTTCTCCTCTATTTGCGACTATATGGAATCATGTGATTATAAATGTCGTCCAGACAAAGAGATTAGCGATGAAGATGTCCGACTAGATACCTATAATGAAGATTTTATAATGATGAACAATGATAAACTCATTTATAAAATAAAACAACTCATGAAGGAGAGATTCTTTTATAGAAAAAGCGAATTAGTCACCCTGTTGAATATATTGAAACCTTATCCTTTAGTGCAAATCAATGCAGCCTTACATCAATTGGTCGAGGATAAAAACGAATATATTACTGATAAATATGACCGGTTAGGTAATCTGATTAATATAGCGGACCTATATCTTTTTCAACCGCTAGAACTGAAAAATACCCGTAGTAGTATTCATGACAGGACGATACCTTTAGAAGTGAAAAACGATAAGATTCATATGATATTACCGAAAGAATTGAAAGTAAACGAAGCTATTATTAATATACAAGATATTCCGGCCGAAGTGCAAAAGTTGGCATTATTACACAAGACCCTGGAAACAAATTATCTCATGGCTACTTCACCACAAGAAATTAGCAAAGGAGAGAAGAATTGGTACATGTTTTGTTATCGGGCGATGGAATTGTTGAAGAAAAACGGGTTGAACGAGCAGATACTGCACTATTTAATTGCTGAACATATGGTGGATGAATTACCTTTAGCCGATATAATAGTCTTATTGAATCAATATGAAGTAAATCCGCTTTATAATACCTCAACAGCTTTTAAACATATCAAAACTTATATCAATAAACAAATTTTAATCGGTAGGAATGGTTTAAAAGGATTTTTATGGAAAACAGGGGGGAAGTTATCGGTCTTGGTAAAAACTAAAGATGCAGACATGGGTGCAGGTGCAGGTACAGGTGCAGTATGGAATCTGGCCGAATCTGAAGATCTGAAAGACCTGGAAGAGAGAATGAATGAAAAGAAAACCGATATTTTAACGAACCTGAATAAGCTGATTGGATTCACAAATAATTTTAAAACCGAGAACTATGTCGTATTTAAAACCAAGGATATTACAAATCCCCGAGACTTGGGTGCCCGTTGTGATCAGAATTCTAACAAGAGTAAAGCGATCGAAATTTTAAACACGATTATTGGTAAGAATGTATTTTCTACTCAGTTGGATATTCCGCAAAGAGAGATTTGCGTTCTGCAAGAGTTTTATGCGCGTTCATTTGAGCGTGAAAGAAAGGATCGGAAACATTGGTTTTTATCGCCTCCCGAGTCTGTTTTAACTAATATTGAGAAATATACAACAGTTATTAAAGCCAAGAAAAAACAAGTAAGAGAGAAAAAGGGATAAAGAAATAAAATTGAATAACCATTTAGAAATAATATCAGTAATAAATAGTAAGATGGCTTTAATTGTCAAACCAAAAGGTGCCTATAAAAAGTTTGTTCATACTCAACAAGGGCTTTTTAATCAAATATTAATCACAAAAAGTATTCCTATCAGTATTAATAACATAGGCAACAGTATAAAAGAAACTTTGGAGAAAGCTATTGCCTTTCAAGTAGAAGGCAAATGTATTGTTGAAGGTTATATCAAACCGAATACTGTAGAAATCATTACTTTCTCTAGCGGTTTGGTAAACGGCTCAATTGTAATATTTGATGTGGTATTTCAATGCTATGTTTGTTCGCCTGTGGAAGGAATGCACATCAGCTGTATTGCCAAACATATTAACAAAGCCGGGATTAGAGCTGAAATAGATGAAACGCCGACACCTGTGGTTATCTTTATTGCGAGAGATCATAATTACACGTCGCCTTTATTTGCACAAATTAAAGAGAATGATGAGATTAAAGTCCGGGTGATTGGTCAGCGCTTTGAATTGAATGATAAATATATTTCGATTATTGCTGAATTGATTGAGCAAGGAGCAAATAAGCCGCCACCAAATGCCGTCAAACAAACATCCGTCGCAGCAACCGCCGCCGCATTAGCCGCAAAAAATAAAGGTAAAACGGGAAAATTAACTGTAAGTAAAAAGATTTCTATTGCCAAAGAAATTTCCACCGAATTGGCGAAAGAGATTGAGGAGGAAGTAGAAAATGCAGGACAAATTGAAGAAATTGAGCCAGCTGCAGTAGTAGCAGAAGCACAAGCACCAATTGCAGAAGAAGCACAAGCAAACGCAGTAGAAGAAGTAGCACAAGCAAACGCAGTAGCACAAGCAAACGCAGTAGCACAAGCAAACGCAGTAGCACAAGCAGAACCTGCACCTCCCGTAACTAAAAAGAGAGCCACTATAAAACTCAAGAAAACTACTACTAAAAAATAAATAACTTAAATATAAATAGCAATTAATACTATTAATAATAATGGCATTAAATACTCTGAAAGAACGTATTGAAAATATGCCCAAATATCATCAAATAGAAGTATTGCGTATTTTAAGTAATTTGCCAACTGTAAAGACGAATGAAAACAATAATGGCACATTTGTGAATTTAACTGAACAAAAAGAAGAAGTGATTGCCGAATTATACAAATATGCAAATTATGTAGAGGAACAACAAAAACAATTGAAAAAGATTGAAACCGAGAAGGAAGAGATAGAACAACATTTTTTTACCAATTGAAAAAGGTAATAAAGAGAAAATCATATTATAATATAACACTAATATGATTAACGCGATGCAATCTAAAAATTTGTTTCCTCTTATGCAGCCATTTATGTTTAATAAAACGAATATGCTTAGGGGGTATTCAAAATCGGCCTCTTTAAAAGAACCGCAAGAAGTAACTGATCCGCTTGTGCCTGTAACTGCTTCGCTTGTGCCTGTGCCTGCACCTCTAGTACAAGAGACTGCTCCGCTTGTGCCTGCTCCGCTTGTACCTGCTCCGCTTGTGCTTCAACCCACTACCGTTCCTATTCCTTCTGTAAAAACATCTGCCAAACCTTTTACCCCTTTTCAAAAGGATAAATTATTCTGGTGTTTTTTTATCTTACTCAAAGGCTACGATGAATATGAAATGAATCGTTCAAATTCCTTTAGTCTGGAAAAGAAAATTAAAATAGAAACCGTCGAAAAGTTGAAGAGCATAAAGGAAAAGCTAAAAGAGTTGAAATTAAAGCGGACCGAGCTGGAAGATAACTTAGTCAATCAGCCGACCATTTCTATCAAAGGCTTATATGCTCTTTGTTTAGTTCATAATATTTCCATTACCTATATTTATGGTCGCAAATATTGTGAAATTAACACTGATTCTACTGCAGATGCTAATACTATTGCAAGTGATAAGAAAAAAGGCATTATCATTCAGAATGAGAAAAAAGAAGATTCGCTCAGATGGAACGATGCAGCGGATGAATTTCTTAATAATGTAAAAGAGAATTATTGGTTTATTGAGAATATACAGAAACCTTTAAAAGCGCCGTCGGCTTATACACTAAAAGAACTGCAAGATATTTGCCAAAAATTAGAAATAGACCTAGAGACCAAAGTCAATGATAAGACCAAACAGAAAACCAAAACAAAACTGTATGAGGAGATTTTATCGCATATCTAGCTTATTATAATACAAAATTGAATCAAGATGATATAAATATTATCAGTAATATTTATATACAAACATGGCAGAGAAGGAAACGACTCCGAAAAAAACTGTTTTAATTAAAATGAATAAAACAAAGAAAAAGGTTACTATTGCTGCACCTGCAGCGCCTCAGCCTGCACCTGTGGAGAAGGCACCTACGGAGAAAGCACCTACGGAGAAAGCAACACATGCGCCTACCGAGAAAAAGGAAGAAAAGGTACCTGGTACTGCTTCACGTGCACATGCACCTACTTCGCATGCACCTACTTCGCATGCACCTACTTCGCATGCACCTACAAATAAAGCCGCTGCAACTTTAAAACAACAAACCGATCGTTCAATGCATCATTTATTAAAAACTTACCTCGATAATATTACCAAAGATTCAGATACAGAAGAGCTAGAATTAGAGGTTAAATTTGGAACAAGAGGTATTAAATCAATTACTCGCATCAATTATGATAATATTATTAAAAAACTCTTGGCGATGGGTTTTACGATTGATGGTAACGTCACCTTATTACGTATACAAAATGAATTTATGGATCCGACCACCGGTACTGCTCGTCTATCAAGTATCCGGACGGAAATAAATGGTTTACAAAATGTGCGCAAGTATTGTCAATCCAATAGTTTATCCTCTATTGACTCCGGAGTCACTTTTATTCAGAAGAACCGCTTTTCAGCAGGGACAAGTAGAGCAGATACAGGCGGTGTAGGAGCAGGCGCAAGCGGAGCAGGTGCAGGTGCAAGCGGAGCAGGTGATTCATCGGTCGAAATGAATGATTTCAATTTTCGTGTCTCTCTCAGTAAGGAAAGCAAGATGCATGAAAATGTTCCGATTGTCCGTTCTATTATTGATAAATGGAATGACCAGAAGAAAACGTTCCGTTATTTAAATCGTATCAAAATGCGTCACCCTAAATTTCCAGTCGTTGTTGATCTCAGTGTTGTGAAAGACTCAAAAAAACAAGGCCGCTTTTATGTGCCGGAATATAGTATTACCGATTCTGATGTCTTTAATGCTCCTGAAAAATACGAAATAGAAATAGAATGCGTGAATAAACAGGTTGGTCTAGGTACTGCGTTTAATACAGCCGAACTTTTGAATACGACTGCCTTAAAACCGGTTATTAAATATGTTTTATCGGGTTTACAAGAAACCAATTATCCGGTGAGCTACCCTGAACAGCAAATGGTGCTTAAGCAATATATGGCATTAATCTGGGGTAAAGAGTATCAAGAAAACACTCGTATCAGTGCAGCCAATTTTATTGGTCCTTCGTCGTATACTTTAGAAATGAAAAATGTTCAACCGCTAAATGCGGATTCAGTTGTGCCGAATATTCGGGAAAATTATACCGTCACAGATAAGGCCGATGGTGACCGTAAGCTCCTCTTCATTTCCCCTGAAGGGAAAATCTATCTCATCAATACCAATATGGATGTGCAATTTACCGGCACTCTTTCCAAGAATAGAGAGACGTGGAATACTTTACTTGACGGTGAACACGTCTTATACGATAAGAAAAGGAAATTCATCAATATGTATGCGGCCTTTGATATTTATTATATTGCCGGCGAAGATGTAAGAGCAAAAGGGTTCGTGCCAACAGTCGCCGAAGAAGAAGCCAGTAAATATCGCCTGCCTTTACTAGAAGCTTTAGTAGGTAAAATCGGTGCTATATCCATTGTGAGTGCAGCTGCACCTATTCCTTTGAAAATTACCAAGAAACGCTTTTATCTCGGCACTGCCGCACAAAGCATCTTTCAAGGCTGCGGTTTCATTTTGACCAAAGAACATGATGGACTCTTTGAATACGAGACGGACGGTCTGATTTTCACGCCAGCAAATCGTGGAGTAGGCTCGGACAAGATTGGCGAATATATTAAACCCTATAAATCTACTTGGGACTATTCCTTCAAATGGAAACCGGCGAAATTTAATACGATTGATTTCCTCGTTTCAACGAAAAAGAATGAGAATGGGACGGATTTTATCGGCAGTCTCTTTCAATCAGGTACCGACGTCAGTAGTTCAGTGCAAATTCCTGAATATAAAACGGTTATTTTGCGGGTCGGCTTTGACGAAAGTAAGCACGGGTTTGTCAATCCTTATCAAGACGCGATTGACGATAAGATTCCGAACGCGGATAATTTAGAATATAAAGACAAATATGTCCCGATGCAGTTTTATCCTACTGAACCGAGCGATTATAAAGCCGGTATTTGTAATTTAATGTTGCGGGATGCTGAGAAGAACATGTATACCGAAGATGGCGAAATCATAGAAGATAATATGATTGTAGAATTCAAATACGACTTGACGAAAGAAGAGCAATGGCGTTGGGTGCCGCTGCGAGTACGGTATGATAAAACGGCGCAACTGCGGGCCGGCGAAAAGAATTTCGGGAATGCCTTTCATGTCGCCAATAGCAACTGGCATTCAATTCATAATCCAATTACCCAAACCATGATCATGACAGGCGATGGGCTGCCGGAAGATTTAGCCGACGACGATGTTTATTATAACAAAGTTTCCGGAGTCAGTAAGACCAGAGCCCTCCGAGATTTCCATAATTTATATGTGAAAAGTCTCTTGATCAGCAGTGCGGCTAAACCCGGCAGCACGTTAATTGATTTGGCGGTGGGTAAAGGCGGTGATTTCCCCAAATGGATTGATGCGAAACTCCGCTTTGTATTTGGTGTTGATATTTCGAGAGATAATATTCAGAATCGTCTCAATGGGGCTTATGCTCGCTACTTGAATTATCGGAAACGTTATAAGGTCATGCCGGCGGCTTTATTTGTCAATGGTAATTCCAGTGTGAATATTCGGAAGACGACTGGTATTTTGGTAGACAAAGATAAACAAATTACAAAAGCGGTGTTTGGACAAGGACCCAAAGATGCGAAATTACTCGGTCAAGGGGTTTACAAGCAATATGGTATAGCCGCCGAAGGCTTTGATGTATGCTCTATCCAATTTGCCATACATTACATGTTTGAAAACCAAGAGACCTTACAGAATTTCTTGCAAAATGTCTCTGAAGTCACAAAAGAAGGCGGCTATTTTATCGGCACCAGTTATGACGGTGAACGGATCTTTAATATGTTGAAAAATTTGCCAGAAAATGATAGTAAGGTCATTATGTCTGGCGATGACGCCTCTGGCGATAAGAAGAAAATGTGGGAAGTCATTAAACGCTATGACCGGGCCGAATTTAATGATGATGAATCTTGTGTCGGTTATGCGATCGACGTGTTCCAAGAAACGATTAACAAGACCTTTCGGGAATATTTAGTGAATTATTCTTATTTGACACGAGTCTTGGAAAACTACGGTTTTGTCTTGGTAAGTAAAGAGGAGCTAGAGAAATTACGCTCACCTTTTACCAGCGGAACAGCATTCTTTAGTGATGTATTTAATAAAATGAATGACGATATTAAGAAAAATCCTCGTCTGCGGGCTTCTTATGGCGAAGCTCCTAATATGTCGGACGGCGAACGCACCATCTCTTTCTTAAATCGGTATTTTATCTATAAGAAGGTCCGAAAAGTCAGCGATGCAGATAAAGTATCGATGAATTTACAGCATAAAAGCGGAGAAGAAGTCAATATAGAACTGGGTGAAACAAATACGGCCAAACAGTCTGTGAAAAAAGCTTTGAGCGATGATAAAGGAAAAGAAAAGGAGAAAAAAGGAGAGACTGTAAAACGAAAATTAAAGGTTATTCCGAGAAAACAGCCGCTCTTATCGGCTATTAAAGAAACAGAAGAAGCAGTAGAGGAAAAGAAAGAGGAAAAGAAAGAGGAAGCAAAGGCAGTAGAAGTAGCAGAGGAAAAGAAAGAAGAAGTAGTAGAGGAAAAGAAAGCACCTGTGACTAAACTTAAACGGGTTCTTAAATTGAAAAAATAACTACATAAACAAATTTTATTATTATAACTAATTAACCTTAGATGAGTTTTTGCATTTTACCAAATATACATGGAGGTTGGAATCCCGTCAGTTCAAACACCCTACACGCAGGATTAAATAGTCCACCTTCAGGTCATAATATTTCTAAAAGTGAGGGCGCGGGGCAAGCGCAACAGGCGGAATGTAATCCCAAAAGCGGGGGTGTGGGGCAAGTGCAACATGCGGAATGTAACCTCAAAAGCGGGGG